ATTGTTCCCATTATACTACCGTCAATGTCCCGTTAACTGTTACTGTGCCTGTGAAAGAAGCAGGGCCTGCAATCATCATGTTATCTCCAGATGCAACTGTGATATTAGATGATATAGATGCTTTGTTTTCATAGCCACCGTTGATTGATTTAATCATACCAAATTCAATTGAGTTTTCTCCAGGTGTTGTTTCACCTACAGACTTACCTTGGTATACCACATAAATATTATTAGTTCCTGTTGGCGGTGCAGCTGTAAAAGCTAAAGTTGTGCCACCAGATATTGTGTAAGCTGAGTGGGGATCTTGACGAACATTTCCCACAAAAACTTCTACTTCGTTGGTGTTACCAACAGTTTGTGAAAGTGTAAAATTTGTTTCTGAATTATCACCGCTGAACTGCGAAGAGTTCATGGTGAGTAAATTTCCTTTTGGTGCGTTTCCTAAATAGGCCATGAATCTCCTTATGTACTTATTGCATCAACGACTGACATCCAAACACTTAGTGAACTTGCGGTATCTGATTGTGCTTTCACTACGTCTCCAGACTCAATTACTATTTTTGAACCTCCATCAATAAGTTCCAAAGATCCGCCTGGAACTATCGGTGCATTTTTAATTAGATAATGATCTTGTGATCCACTTGTTACAGTGGATGTAATAAATACACTTGCATTTATTGTTGATGTTGTAGTGTTTGCCAAACGAACAGAAATAATAGCGTCATCTGAGTTACTAGTATGAATAGCTACTGCGCTAGTTCCAACTGCATGTTGTCCATATCGTTCAAAATCTTGTGCCATAATTCTCCTTATATATTAATTCTGGCTAAAGTGCAATTGCCATTGCTACGGCGAAACCTGCCGATACTCCTGCTGATAAAACCTCTCCGTTTGCTGTTACTGTTCCAGGTATTGTTATATTTCCAGAACTATCACCTGTAATAAATGTTGTAGTTGTTGATCCATCGTTACCAGCAATTATTAATTGTCTATTTCCTGTTGCAGAGGCTGGATCAACTGCTGAACCTATAATTACATTACCTGAACCAGAAGTAATATTATCTCCTGCATTTTCTCCAATACAAAGATTTCTTGCACCTGTAATATTTGCTCCAGCGCTTTCTCCAATTGCAATATTATTATTACCTGGATCAGCGCTTCCTAAAGCAGCTGCTCCTATTGCAATACATCCTAGCATATCTGTTGCCCCTACACCAGCACTAGTACCTATGAAAACATTTAATGCACCTGTTGTTACTGCAGATCCAGCATTTGTTCCAAACGCCACGTTACTATCACCAGTGGTGATATCATCTAAAGCACCAATACCTACACCAGTATTGTTTTCAGCGGCGTTTAAAGTTCCTGTAGTATTGTGACCAACTAATAGTGAATTTGAAAAATTTGTTCCTTGATTTTTACCTAAAATTACATCTTTACCACTGTCTGCTGTGATTGTGCTATTGAAAGCAGCAGCACCTGAACTATCAAAATTTACACCGACAGCTGATGATGAACCTGTTCTTATTTCTAACTGACCACCATTATTAACAAAACGAGCAAATTCAGTACCATTATCTTGTAAATCAATTCTATTTCCTGCGGCATCTAAAATAATTCTACTAGCGGCATCTATTTTAACAATATTACCTGTGATAGTCATGTCTGTGCCATCACCTGATATACTTTCACCCGCATCTCCAAACTCTATGGCTTTGTTAGCACCTAAAATAATTTTATCATTAAATGTAGCAGCACCTGCCTCTGACATGTCAAGAGTTAATGCTGTTATAGTTGAATTATTATCTTGTCCGTCAAATTTTATATCTTTGTCATTATGTCTACTATGTAAAACAGTATCATTGTTTCCATCAATATTTAAACTTATACCTAATGTTCCTGCTTTGTAAAAATTTAAGATACCAGTAGCAGCATCAATTCTGTTTGTTTCTGCTGAATCTAAATATATTCCACCCGCTGAAGTAATTAATGTACTTTGAGTACCCGTATCATTTGAAACAGTATCTATTCTACCACTCGATAAAATATTTATCCCTGAACCATCGCCAAATATTGTTTCACCTGCGTCTCCTAATTCTAAAGATTCGTTTGCAGGTAAAATTATTTTGCCACCAAAAGTAGCGTCACCTCCTTCACTCATATCAAGAGTTAATGCTGTGATAAATGAACCACCATCGTTTCCTTTTACGATAAAGTCTGCGTCTTGACTAATAGTTGTAAGTTGTAAACCACCAGCAACTCCGGTAGAGTTTTTAGAAAATTTAGCGATGTTACCTGCGGCACCAAAATTGAATAAAAACTCTCCAACGGCGTCTAATGTAATATCAGTAGCAGCGTCAATGGTTACATCGGCACTTGAGGTAATTGTTAAATCTGTTCCATCACCTGATATGGTTTCACCTGCATCACCAAACTCTATAACTTTGTTAGCATTTAAAACAATTTTATCATTGAAATTTGCTTGACCTGCATTGGCCATATGAAATGCTAAAGCAACAACTTCTGATCCACCATCGTTACCTTTAATCTCTAATCTTTTATCTTGTACGTCTGATTTAATTGAAAATGTAGAAGCAGTTTTAAAGAAACTACCTATTTGTGTTCCGCCATCATTAATAGTTACTAAACCATTACTATCAGCATCAAGATTTATTTGACCAGCAACATCAATGGTTAAATCACCTGAAGATAAATCTATTTCTGTGCCATCGATTGTAATATTGTCAGCTTTAAGACCTGCATTTGCTGTTACTGTGCTGTTGAACGTAGCGGCACCTGCTGCTGACATATCAAAAGTTAATGCATCTACATCTGAACCACCATCATTACCTCTAATAGTTAAATCTCCATCTGATTGTGGTTGTTTTAGTATGGTATCAGTCGAACCATTTTTGAAAATTTGTAATAAATTTAATGTCGTATCTCTAAGAAATATAGAACCGCCTGTACTATCTAAAAGAAGATTACCAGCAGATTTTATCTCCATATATCCACTTGATAAAATTGTTAAATTAGTTCCATCTCCTGTAATTGTTTCTCCTGAATCTCCGAACTCTATTGATTTATTAGCACCTAAAATAACTTTATCAGCAAATGTTAAGGCACCTGCATTGTCTCCAGATATCCATGTTGTGGTTGTTGATCCATCATAACCAGCTATTTTTAAAGTTCTATCGCCATCTACTGCAGCTGCATCTACGCTTCCTATTATTACGTTACCAGCTCCTTCTGTAATATTGTCTCCTGCTTGATGCCCTATTAAAATATTGTAATCAGCATCAGCGTTGTTCATTTGTTCACCAGCTTTAAATCCTATTGTGGTGTTACCAGTTCCATTAGCTAATAAGTATGATGATCGTGAGCCCACAGCTGTGTTTTCAGCTCCACTGTTATTTACCGCTAATGAATCTTGACCTAATGCAGTATTTGAATTACCAGATGCGTTTGCACTTAAAGCTCCAAATCCTACAGCAACATTATTATCTGCCGTGACCAAAGCATCCAATGCTGTTAGACCTACACCAACGTTACCATTTGCATTGTTTAAACTTCCTGAGTCTGAATGACCAATTAATATAGAATTAGTAAAATTTGCCCCTCCAAATTTACCTGGTACAAATTTACTTGCGGGTAAAGTACAGAATACAATTTTAGTTCCCGCAGAAAAATCTACAGCGCTATCACTATTGGATGATGAAATAATTTCTGTTCTAGCTAATTGACCTGCAGAAATAGTTCCACGACCTACTTCAAACTCAGTGGTTCCAGGTAGTTCTATTGCATAGAAAGTTGTGTTACTATTACCAATAGCTGATGAAAACGTTTCAAAACCTTGAACGGCACCATCTAAAGTAAGAGTGCCTGTTCCAGTCGTAACAGAAGTTTCTTTAACTCTATCGTTAAGTACAAGTGCCATTTATTTAATCCTTAAAATTATGCGTCGCCAACTCTAATGATAGCTGCAGAACTAGATGCGGCTGGGAAAACAATTTGAAAATCTCCACTTGTAGAAGTTTTTGTTCCTCCAAAATCTAGAACTAATACCGCTTCATTATTTGAACTACTCTTATAAATCAGAGCTCCAACTGCAGTAATAGATGCTGAAGACCAAGTTGTATCATCAAAGTCAACAAAAGCAACATTACTACTTATAGATACACCAGCATTAGTTAAAGTATTTCCACCTGTTGTATAACCATTGCCATTTGCAACTTGATTTGTAGTTATATATTCAGTTGTAGAAGTACTAAAAGCAGCTAACGATGTATACAGAGCAATTTTAAAAGTATCTCCTCCACCTTGACCGCTGGATTTGAAATTAAACGTTCCTTTTAAAAGATCTGTTTTAAAAGAGTCAGGTACTATATTAGCCATAAGTTATCTCCTTAGTATTTTGATGGTGAATCGGATCTTAAAGGAGTACGAATAACCCCATCTTGCCATTCGTCTCGGCGTCTTCTACCTTGTTGTTCAATAGAATACGATTGTAAAGCTCTTCGATAAGACCCTTCATAGTATTGTAGCATATCTGCGGGTCCTTTCAAGTATCCATATGCTTCTACCAGAGCTGCATATAAAAGTAAATCTTGATATTTATTGGATATAAAAGTTCCTGTAGAACTAACACTAGAATCTGTTAAGCTTGTTGGTTGTTTAATATAAGCTAAAGTAATTTCAAAAGTAGCATTTGGAGTGGGTGCTACAACCCAAAAATTAGCATCCCAATTAGCATAGTATTTAGGGAGTCCAGAGGACGTGGCTGGAGTATTATAAAACTCAGACATAAAAGAAGTATCTCTTTTTTCTAAAAACACTTGTTTGTTATTTGAGTCTTTTAATTGAATGTATCTGATAATTCTTAGGTCTGATGGAATGGTTACATATCTATTACCAATAACTAAATTAGACGTTGCATAAAATCTATTATCATCAGAATCAGAATCTCTATAAATCCTATTCTCTGCATTTTTAATCATAGTGTTTAATACACCTGTAGAAAATACTGTGCTATCTACTTCAGTATAGTCTCTAATATCGTCCTGTAAATTTGTTAAAGTGTAAGCCATATTATGGTGTTAACGTAACAGGTCCTGCTGTTACTGTCATTCCTCCTGCGTTTTCTGTTACTGTTGGTGTACCACCTAAAGTAAAAGTATATTTATCTGCATCTACTTTTGTTATAGCATACCCAGATGCACTTTCAAATACTGTATATGAAACACCTCCTGGACTTCCAATTACATTTCTAAATACAACAGTATCAGATGTACTTCTGCCATGAGTAGGTTCCGTTACTGTTACTGTCGTTGATCCAGAAGTAATTTTAAAAGGATTTCCTGGTAGTAAATTTTGTGTTGTAGATTCTGTTCTTGCGGGTCTTGCATTTACCAAACCTTGTCCGTCTGTTGGACTTGATTTTGGTTGAAGTTGTGGATGTTTAGCTTCATATTCTGAAACATGAACAAAAGAACCATTCCACTCTTTAACCATTTCATTATATGGAAACTCCATTCCTGATCTATCTGATATGGCTTTTGCATGTTTACCTTTTGCCAAATTACCCATTATAATCCTTCGTAATAAGTTTTAGGTGTAATAAATGAACTAGTTGAAGAACCATCTTCTTCCAACGCTCTTTGTAATTCATCCTCATATAACATTTTTAAAACTTGAACTCTTTCTGGTGCAAACTTAACAGATAAATAATATGCAAGTCCGGCTACCATACAAGGCACAAATCTATATGGTACATCTGCATCGTTAGTATAGTCTCCTGCATCTTGAATTCTTTTTGCATAATAGTAATTTATTTTTTTACCTGCCTCATCTGTTCCAGGGGTCAAATATAAAGTGATTGTAATTTTATCTATAAACCTTTGAACAAAATATTGTGTTGGTACACCTTTATCTGATTTGTTTGAAAAAGATTGATACTCTGATCTATTTATTTTTGTAAGTGGAAAATCGATATTATCTGAGTTTCTAAAAGATGCTTCCAGTACGTCTTCAACACCATACACAGCAGTTGCATCTGATGTACCATCTGAAGTTGATCTAAACATAGTATAGACTGATTGACCATTAACTAATGTAATTGAATTGTTTAATATTTCCCAATAATGCAAACCTCTGTTTGCCCATTCTTGAAATAAAATATTTAATGATCTTCTCGCACCTTTTAACTGATATCCTGATACACCTTGAATACCAATTCTTTCATAAGCTTCTTCTACAATATCAGCAATAGAAAAACCTTTTTCAAAGGTAGCTGTTCCAGAGGTAGTGTTAGCCATTTAACCTCCTACTTGTCTATCAATAAAGTCGCTGCTGTTACGTTTGGTATTGCAGATACTTTCATTCCACCTGGAAACAAAATTCCATCTTCTGGAATATTTAATGCAAAGACATCACCATTTGCAACGTCACCTTGAAACAAAGTTGTACTATCTGTATTATCTTGTAAAGTTATTCCTCCAGCAGATCCTCCACCATCAGAAACAAGAACTATACCTCTTAATCTTGTTCTTCCAGCAAATACTGCACCAGCTCCTGTAACTCTTACTGCTTTTACATCACTTTTCATAATTTTATATTCTCCGTTAAATTAGGTATGGGCCCGAAGGCCCACACTAAATTAATTATTAACTTACTGCTGCACTAAACGGCGTAGCTAAGTTACCAGTTCCTCCAGATGAGACTGTAACACCCCATCTATTAGCACCAATAGCTTTGCAAGTTATAACTGAACCAGCTAATCCACCTGTTGTACTACCATTTAAAGTAATGGTATCAGATGTAGCTGCAGTCATAAAACCTTCAGCAGCGTCGTTTGTATCTGTATCAACGATGATTGCATTACCAGTCATTGTATCACTAGCATTTGCAACTTGTAAGATAAAGCTGCCAGTCTTAGTTGTTCCGATGTATATTTCAAAAGAAGCACCTAAGTTGTTTGCTGAGTTTGGATCGTTACCTGGACCCGCAACACCTGAATCAGATGAAGAGTTGATTGCAGGTAAAGTCAAAGTAGCTGCACCAGCAACGTTGTGATATAACATTTTACCAGCGTGTGTATCAACAGTTAAAGAAGTTGCACCTGCTGCGATGCTAACAGAATTTCCTGTTCCAACACTTTGAAAACCATTAAGTGATTTTACTGGTCCTTGAA